CATTATCTGCTGTTAACTTAGCGATAGTTGCATCCTTAGCAAGGACAACTGCATCTGAAGCAGTCTTTGCATCAGCAAGTGCCTTAGCAGAAGCAGCCTTCTCTGCAGCAAGTGCAGTTGCAGAAGCAGTCTTCTCTGCTGCAAGAGCAGCGTCTGAAGCAACCTTAGCAGCAGCAGCATCCGCAGCAGCCTTTACAACTGCAGCATCTGAAATTGCCTTAGCAGCAAGTGCTGCATCCTTAGCAGCAGTTTGCGCTGCTAGTTCTGATACAAGATCACGAACTGTAATTTCTGCAAACGGTGCTAGTGCACGAGCAGGAAGACCAACTACATCTGCAGTTGTTGCATCTGATGATGTTGTAGGTGAGAATGTGATTAGTGATCGTGTTCCAGTTGCTGGAAGTGTTGCAACAAACTTTGCAACTCCAAAATCTGAAAGTGTAGCACCAGTTGTTACTGTTGCTGTATCCATAACTGCTGTTGAAGCAAACACTGTTGCAGTGATTGACTTAGCAGATACCTTGTTACCAAATGTATCTGTTGCAGTTACTGAGATGTCTTGCTTTGTACCAGCAGCACCAGCAGAAGGAGCAGATACTGTAAGAGTATTAATCTTACCAGCAGTTCCCTGTACGTAGTATGTAAGTGTTGTACCCTGATTTGTGATTACAACTGTACCAATTGCTGTTGTCTTTGTGTAGACATAAAATGTTGCTGTTGTTCCTGTACCAGTTGCAATTGTCAAAGATGATGATCCTGATGTTGCTCCTACTGGTGCAGCAGTTGTGTGTAGTGCAGACACGATTGTTGCATTTGTTGCTACGACTGAAACGCTTGTTCCAACATCAACTGTTGCAATAAACTTTAGTGCGTCAGCAGCATCTACTGAGTTGTCTGCAGGGACTGGTAGTGATGCAGGCGTTGCGATTGCTGATGCTGTAGTGTTTGCTACAGTGTCAAGCGATACAGCGACTGTCATTACAGCAGCACTTGCAGGTGTTGCTACGATTGTGCCCAAGGTCATGGCTGCAACCATGGCTAGAGCGATTTTCTTAAATGAGTTCATTTAATTTAGTCCTGTTCTTTTATAATAGATTGAATCTATCCAAATAATCTTTTACATCATCTGGCATAGGCTTTAATTGTATCACGTTTCCTGGCTGCGAGTCAAGTCCTGATCTAGGTCTATCCCTAAATGTATGAATCTCAACCTCCTCATCCATATTTTTTGGGGTATGTGATATTGCCCCAAATATTGCTCCACACACAGCATCCGCTAAGTCCTTAGAGGATTTTCTTGGGTGGTCAACTCTGTTATTTTTCATAATCTTTAACTCTGTTAACTCTTGAAAGAGGAGTTCTATTGCAGGCATTACCAGTCTCTCCTCGTACATTAACATTGCCATATCCTCGTAATGCTTTTTTGCAACAGAGACAGTCTCAGTTCTCATTCCTACTTGCTTTAATTCGTTTTGAATATCAAAAGACTGCCAACGGTCAAAGGAAACCATTCCAATATCAAACCCTTGTCTTCTTAAGTTTTGAATCCATAACTTTACCTCTGAAAGGTTTACTGGGCCTTCTGTCTTTGGCTCCCAATAGACTACTGCATCTACAATTACTACTGGTGCCACTTGCTGATAATCTTTAATTACCTGAATATTTACCCATTTTTCTACGTGGGCGATTGCAATTGCACACTTGTCATGTTTTTGTGCTAAGTCGGCATGCACATAATATTTTTTTGTTGGGTCTGGTTTAAATGTTTCATCAAATCTTTTGTGTGAATCTATTGGGTTTCTTGTAGTCATGCATGCTCTTACTTTTTCTGTTTGTTTAAAGAATGCATCTGTAGAGTAAGTTGGAACACAGGCAAATCTCTGCATTGCATCTCCAAGATCTGTATAAAATGCTAACTTAAAATCATCAATTTTTCTTGTCGGATTAACTACCCAGGTTGGACGCTTCAGGGCAAATACACCTGGATACTTATAAGAAATTATATTCTCTTCATCCCAGTTAATTATCAACTTGTTCCCATCGGAATCTTCTGGTAAATCTTCATTCATTATAAAAGTGTGTTCTTTAGATACTACTTCTTTTTCCATAATAACTGCATCGTATCTTTGTGAAATAAAGTCTCCTGGAAAACGGGGGAATGAAAGCAAAGCAACTTTGCCAAGATCAGGGAAACGAGAATCTACAGAGGCACGGAAGGCTTTGTAGATATTGTCTGCAGTCTTTCCTTGATCATTTCCTGTGCCAACCTCTTGTGCAAAACCAGAAATCTCATCAAGAACTGCAAGGATCAAGTTCAAACCTTCGTGTGATTCTCTTTCTGAGTGACCAGAGTAAACAGTAATAGCATTATCAAACTCAATGCTTTCTGCTTTTGGATTATACTTTCCAGCAAACCATGGAGATTTTTCTATTTTTGTTTTAAAACCTTTAAAGAAAACATTTTTTGCTTGTTGTGCGTTAATAGCAACGTTAATTAGGTCAATAGCATCTCCAGATGGCTTACCAAAATATCTTGCAGGGTCTTTAAGGCACAGAAGTTTATATACAATATATGCACATGCTACTGTTGATACGAAGTCTTTTCCAGATCCCTTGCCAAGTTGCAGAATAACTTCGTTCTTTGTGTATTTTTTGTAATATCTTCTGCCCTCTTCATCACCAAGAAGATCGATCAAGTCCTCTTGTTTATATATTTGGCTCATTGCTTCAACAATGTCATACTGTATTTGTGATAGCGGTGGCTGACCTAAGAAATCTTCACCTTCAACAAATGTTCTTGCATCGACAGGGGTTTCTCTAAAATTATTGTCTTTGAGTACCTCTAAGAATTCATCATACATCTGCGATTACCGTTATAACTTCATTCTCTTTTGATATCATGGACAATTTACGCATAATTAAATCACGAACTTCTGGATGTGATGAGGCTATATCTCTAAGTATCCCAACAAGAACTTCTTGTCTATTTTCAATTTCTAGCATTTCATCTGCAAGTTCTTTGTTCTCAAGTAGTCCAGCCTTTTGCAGCATGTCAATACGCTTAGACTCAATATCCATAACAAGTTTAATAGCAGCAGTTTTAGCACTAAGATTATTTGTCATTGATGCTTCATCAATAACCTCGTAGGACTTTGATATAAGTTTGCTGTAGTGTGCGTCTGCTCCAGATAAAGCCTCTTTTGCACGAGCACGGATCATCGCATTGTTGGATGCACTAACTTTCCACTCATCAATATATGCGACAACCCTTTGTCTTGGAATGTCTAGTTGTTTTGAAATTACTGTTGGGTCACTACCTTTTAAGTATTCTTCAACAACATTGTTTACTTGATCAAGGTGCTTTACTAGGTCTTCTTCAGTTGACATATTTGCCTTCTAATCTATTTATCTCATCTTTAATATAAAAGATTGCCTTCTCTAAGTCTTGTATTGTTTTTTCTTCATCCTTAAGTCCTGCTCTCCAAAGGTATTTAAAAGCATTGCCAATATTAAAATTGCGGTGTCTAGTAATCTGTATACACTCAATACCAGAAGGATCTGATGTATAGTGTAGCGGATTATTAACCTGGTCGACAGTTATATTTAGATTATTACTCATATGATTCCTCTTCATCAAGTTCCCAATCAAACGCTTCTGGTATACCTCTTAGTGCAGCAAAGGCAAATGCAAAACCAACAGTTCCTGCTACAGCAATTGCTACTAGCGCTTTTTCAAATTTATTCATCGTTTTGATTTCCTTAATCCAAATTTAGCAAGATAAACATAGATTGTTTCTACGCTTACGCCACACTCTTTAGCAATATCTTGAGGAGTTTTTTTATCAACAAGGAATCGCTTCTTAAGCCACAACTCACTAGAATATAGTTTTGCAGCCATCATATTGTTATTTTCCAGTTCATAGTCTTTGGACCTTCATCTATTAATTTAAACATATGATCCTCGTATTGCTTTTTTAATTGTGCATAAAGTTGTGGACTAACTTCTTTTAGTTTGTCTGTAATTGAGTATAGCATCTCTCCAGTGTTATTGTCAATACTATATATTTCTAATGCATTCTGTAAGAGTAAATGACTTATCATTGCTTCCGTTTTAATGTTCATATTATTCAAATGCCCTTTCTAAGTTACCAATTGCCCAGTGACCAATTCCACAAGCATCTGCAACATCGTTGTCTGTAATTGTTCTATCATAGATAGTGTTAATAAATTTTATAGTTCTTTCTTTTCGAAGGTTTCTCTCATATGATTTATACCAAGAAACAGACTTTTCAGGATTCTGAGATCTAATAAATAACTGTTCGTCTTTTGATATTTTTTTGTTTCCCATATAGTTTTGCCATGTAATAGGAGATACTCTACCGATCATAGTTGTTCCTGATTGACCTGCTGACCCAAGAATTGCTCCTTGAACTAGCGCAAGGTCTGCAGCAGTTTTAGGACTATTCATAAATACAGTGTGCTCAATAACAATTGCTTCAAATCCATTATAGATATCAAAGAAAGACTTTACTTTTTTCCCAGCATCCATAACCTTTTCATATGTATTATTTCCTTCAAAGTTAATCTTGCCAACAGACTGTAGTGTCTTTTCTTTTGTATCAAACAAAGCAAAAGCAAGGCTATTGGTGCTTGCGTCTATAGCACAAATGGTTGTTGGATTAGTGTTATATCCCCATTTATTTTTTACCATTGCTTTTACTCCTTATTTCTTTTAGTGCTTTTTCAACACTTGATGGATTTATGTTACAAGAAGCACAGATAACGTCATCGTTATATATTGAAAGACTTACATTACACTGCTTGCAAAGCCTAGTCTTTCCTTTTCTTTTTTGTCTTCTTGTAACTACATACCTTTGTGAAATTTTTTGTTTTGTTGCTTCTTCCCTACAATTGGGAGAGCAATAAATCTGATAACTTATATCAGTAGTAAATTGAGTGTCACACCAACTACAATGCTTCATCTAACGGCTCCAAGGACTTTAATTTAAAGTCTCCCTTACCAGCCTCTGCACAAGCCTTTTTAATAGGACATGATTTGCAAATTTTTGAATTTGAGCGATAGTTCTTTTCAGGCAGAGTTCTGTCGACCCAAGCCTTACGAACTGATCTCATCCATTCAAACGTCTGGTCTACCCACCGACGATAATAATCATTTACTTCTACTGGAAGAATAAGCAATTCATGATTGTTTTTATTTTCATAAATAAGAACTGCTTTAGGCTTCTTGAGAATTTTCATGTAAATAAGTAACTGGACCAAGTGGCCAGTCTTTGGTTTCATGTGAGCCTTTCGGTACTCAAAACCTTCATTCATCATTGTTTTAATTTCGCCAAGGAGTTCTTCTCCCTGCCAATTAACCATAACATCTCCATAGCCAAAGATTGGTGGATCAGTATAAGTTATTTTAAACTCTTCGTCTACAAGAAAATCAGGAACATTCCTCATTGCTTCCTGAATTCTTTCGTGTGATTTTGTTCCTGCAGTCATATTGGCTGCGCTATATGGTGTTGCATCATCTTCAAACATCTGTCCGTCAAAAGCAAGGTACCAATATCTTGGACACTCTCCATGCCCGTAGGCAATTGTAGATGGTGCAAAAGTCTTCTTCTGTGTCTGTTTGTCAATACGATTAACAGTATAACCAGACTGAATTTTTTCAGTCAAACCAGCAACATCTATTGCGTGTACTGGTGGTTTTTCCTGCTTAACCATAACCTGCTGTAATAAACTTTTTGTCATTTTTTATGCTCGTTTCTATTAGTATAAGTATAGCAGATTATCGGGTTATGTACTTTAGTGCAGACACTAAATTATTTAACGACTCTGCTGCCGTATAATAAAGATTCTTTTTGCCTCTATCTGACTTGTCAACATTGGCCATCCAGGTAGCCTTAAGTGCCATCTTAGCAGCAATTGCCTGAAGTCTTACAATCTCTACGTGAGCCACATTGATTGGAATGTCTGGCTTTATAATAATCTTAGCAATAAAGGTCAAGGCAGTTGTTAATTCCTCATCCTGCATATAGTCTGCAATCTCTGCCAAACCATTAACCATATCGATTGTTGTCTTTTCTTGTTCCATTATTCCTCCACTAGATCTTCTAATATGCTCATCTCAATTATAGCAAGTCTTACCTTGGCATTACCCTCGCCCATTACGACTACGATGGCTGGGTCCTTACCATTCTTCATAGCATCGGTAGTAGCCTTTGCCCAAACCTCTTTATTCAATGTAAAAGATTTTCCAACCTCTTTAAAGTCTACAACAAAGTTTTTCCAGGAAGCATCTCCCTTTTGAGTATTACGTCCAGAGTTCTTGTGCTGCTTAGCACCTATACGCTTTGACTCACTCTTCTCCGTCATCAAAATCTTTCTTCTTTCTTCTGCCTAAATATACAGTGGTTAGGTGCTTATCTTTACACATCCAAGTTAATGTTTTTGTTTCAGCATAACATCTTAATGTTGGAACTATAGTTTTGCATGTATGACAAACCCACTGACCATGATACACAGTATAGTTAGCCACTTAGTTTAGCCTTTATTGATTCTTGCAAATCAAGATCCTCTCTAACTCTATTAACAAATGCTTCCTTACCTTGAACCTTTGATCCATCAGGAAGTATGTACCAAGCACCAGTGCGTTCTACAATACCGTTTAGTTCAGCAGTAGTAACCAGGTCACCGATGGTATCAAGACCAATATCGTCACCTCTAAAATAAAAATCATACTCACCAGATTGGAAGCCTGGAGAGGTTTTGGAGAACTGTAGTTCCCACTTAATAGTTCTACCAATTTTTTCTTCAATTAATTTATCTCCTACCTTAATCTTTCCTTTAATCGCTTGATTGTCTGATTCGGAACTAAATAGTTTAACAATGCAAGAAGAATAAAACTTAGTAGCCTGACCACCAGAAGGCTGCTGGCTAGTATACATAGCGTTAATATTATTGCGAGACTGACTAATGAGAACAAGAAGAGTAGGCTTAACTTTGTTGTTAGCATAATTAAGCATTTTCCATGCGTTGCTAAAGTCACGGGACTCTGCTCCAATCTGCTTAGTATTTTCTAGTGCTTTCATTTCATCTGTATCTTTTTCAAAATAGATTGCTGGAAGCATTGATGTAATAGAGTCTACCACAATTAAATCAACTCCAGCATTCATTAAGCCAACACCAACATCTACCATGTCACTAATAGTTCTTGCTTGTGAGTAGATTAATTTTTCTGGATCCACCCCCAAAGTTCTAGCCCAATCTTCTGAGTATGACATTTCTGAGTCAATCCACGCACATAGTTTGCCCTCTGCTTGTGCTAGAGCAATCATTTGAAGGCACATAGAGGACTTTGCAGAGGACTTAGAGCCCCATATAAGGACTTGTCTACCATAAGGAAGGCCTCCTCCTAATGCACGGTTTAAACCAAAACTGGGTGTGGGTTGATACTCATAGTTGACACCTACTCCACTGCCTAATCTTTTTCTCAACTTAGGATCAAGTTGTGCTAATGCTTCTTCTATACTAACCGACATGTACATCCTCCAATGTTACTGTTCCGTCTTTTGTCTTTCCAAAATCAAACTTGTAAGATTTTCCTTCTTCAATATTCATATATGCTTTTGCAAAAGATGTAGGAAATACTGTGATCGAATGAAGATCTCTACTTGTATCAGCAAGAGTAAGAGATGCCATCTTCTTACCTGTCTTTGTAATCCTTGGTTTAAATGAAACTACAAACATCTCATCATCCTTGTATGGCAGTTGCTTATAACTTAAGAACTTTACAAGAGCATGAGATGATTCTTTTATCTCATCAGAAGGTATGAAAGATACAATCCTGTTGTCATTACAAAGAACCAAGTAAGAACGACCAGTCTCAATGGTCGTATTTTCATCATCAAATATACCGACGCTGCCAGTTTTGTCCAAAATTTCAACTCGTGACCATCCTGTTCCTCGCTTAATTGATTTTACCATACCCATAAATATGTATGATCCCTTTTCTTCAAAGTCAACAATATCCTGAATAAAGGCATAGTAATGAGAAGGTATTGTGATATTAAACTCTGGAAGGTTTAAGTACTCATATAGATTCTCTTTAATCTCCTGATCATTTCTAGGATTATCATTAAAGGTTGCTGCGCCAGTTACTCTTAGTGCTTGTAGTGCACGGCTGTTTACTCCGTTACCCTTGGTAAATGTAAACTCTTCAAGTTCTTTGTATGAATTAAATGGTCGTGCTGATATGTATCGTTCACCAATTTTGTCAGATA